ACCTGTCCTAAAAGCCGCCACAAAAAAGCATTATAAAAGCCCCTTGGAATTTTCCAAAGGGCTTATTTTGTGTTCCAATATTCCGGCTTGTTTGTGATTATCCTCTTGCTCCCTTGTTTAATCGTTAATTTTATACATATGCCTGCCAGTTATTACTTTGATTTTTCCTTTGAATCTCTAGTATTTTGTCATAACTGTACCATGTACCTCTATACTGATATGAGCATCCTTTGAGGCATCCATGTTCGACGTCCACAAAAAACTCTGCAATTCTTTCCTCGTTTCCGAAATCATCCACCGGAAGCAGGTCTTTTTTTACTCGTATTTTCTGAGATTTTCCCCAGACAGTAAAGTTTTCAATCTGGTATGTTTCTTTCAGCTCAGAAATAATATAACCGCTCTGATTATCAACTCCGAGCTTTCCTTCGAAACTCCTGTAAATTTCCTGCATTTCTTACCCTCCTATATTTCCCCGTCTGGGGTTCTTCTTTTGTTATCTTTATTATAATATAAGTGCGTTAGATTGTCAATATATCTATGTGCGTTATTTTAATATTTTTTCAAGTCTGTCCAGTTCTGCAAGAACGGTATCTCTAATAAATGCGCTATTGCTTTTATTAAGGTTTAATTTTTCAATGCGTTCTTTGGTGTCCTTGGGAAATACTATATTAAGTCTATAGTTGTTTTTTTCATATGTTCTGACTGCTTTACGCTGTGCTTCTGTTGCCATAACTCGACCGCCTCCCGTTTCGTTTTTCTTCTATTATAATGTATGTGCGTTAGATTGTCAATATATATGTGCGTTATACATTATGCACAATTTGCCATTTAATCTATGTGCGTTATTTGGTTAGTATTCCATCTTGTATATGTGTGTTATATGTAGTATTATAATATCAACAAAGGGAACAACAAAAAAGCACAAAACCAAGGAGGAAAACAAAATGAAAACATTAATCATTACAGCAATGATCGCAGCGCTTTCACAGGCACCAGTAACAGACGCAAACATCTACGTGATGCCGGGTGTGTACCACGCAAATATAGAAACAGTTACCGACATTCGTGGTGAAGAATGGGGATTTGATAACGAAGAAATCGCAGACGGTGCGGACGTAGTCATCACATTCGACAGCGTTGGAACTTATGACTATACAGACGACATCATCACAGATATTGTAGAGGCAAAATAAAGTAAGAAATAAAAGCAAAAAGCCGGTTGCAATCCTACCAAGACAAACAACCGGCACCCAAAAATAAAAAAGAAAGGGCGTTCTTATTGTAGCAGGGCGCAAGGTAAAAAGCAATGACAAAATATAATTACATGGAAGCAGTAAAAGAAGACGTTAAAAACTATATTGACAGTGAAATTAATTTCGAAGATTTCGACAGCCTGGAAGAACTAGAAGAAAAGTTAAACGATGAGCTTTGGACAGAAGACAACGTGACTGGTAATGCAAGCGGAAGTTATACCTTTAATCGTGCCACAGCTGAAAACTACGTAAACAGTAACAAAGAACTTGTTAACGAAATGGTTAGCGAATTTGATTGCAAAAAACAAGTGTGTGACTGGTGGCTGAATGATAATTTCGAATCTATTGACGTTTCTATTAGATGTTACTTATTAGGCTCCGCAATTTCTGAAGTGCTGGACAATCTCGAAGAAGATTTTGACGAAGCACACAAAAAAATAGAGGTATGAACCGTGAAAAAATATACCTATTCCCAGTGGAAAGCAATCCACCGAAGAAAAGTTATTCATGCCGTAAAAGCCTACTTGTTAGGCTTTGCGGTTGCTTCTTTCCCATTTTTGTTGATTGCTCATTATATTTTAGTTGGATATTAACGGGGAGGTGCTAACAATGTCAGAACGCCAGAAAGTCGCAGAAATGACAAAAACACTTGTAAATATGTTCCCAGATTCAAAAAACGATCTGGAAAAAGAAAAATATTATTACGATCACAATTATTTCACTTTCTACGATTGGGAAGAAAATGTTATAAAAATTATTTTAATGGCAGCATAAAAAGGAGGGCTATACAATGATCAAAATAGACATGTGGTACAACGATAAAAAAGAACAGGCAACCGGGCTCGATATTTGGTTTAATGATCTTGGGTGTTTTTACTCTGGGAATATCACAATTTTTAATAAAATAGTCGGAGATTATTACGCCGACAGCGTGCAAGAAATTTGTGAAGCGTTCCCACATCTGAAAGAGAAAATAAACGCTTGTTTGAACTAAATAAAATAATTTCGGGCGGGGCTTTCCCGCCTGTTTTTCAATCAGAAAGGGGATTATATATGATAGACAGAATTATAAAACCAACGTCCAAGCAGGCCGTTGACGCAATTTTAAGCGGTGATTTTTCCGTTGTTGATAAGATTAAGGCAGCCGCAAAAAAGGACGCTAGAAAAGTGTTCGATGCCGTTTCTTCTGGTGCTGTCTCGCTGATCTGGTACGACTTGCCGCCAGTACGTTGCCAGTCTGGGGTGGTGTCTGTTATGCGGTATGCGTTGCATAGATCACCCAAAAAAGCGGATCATTTGCAGCTTTCCTGCATGGAGATCAAGGATGGTCGTATAATTCCAACTTCTGACCGACAATATAATATTCTTGACGGCTCCGGGTTCCTGGAATTCTTCCGGGACTTGCCAACGATAACAAATATATATTATTTAGAGCAGTAAAAAGCTGCTATTTTTCTCGTGTCCTGCATCCTCTCCGGGCGGCGTTGGTTCGTGACCTGTGCCGGGATTTCTGCTGTAGTGCCTTTTATTCGACTTTTAACGGTTTATAACTGGCTTTCGGTAAAATATACCGCATACGGCTATAAAATCGTTTCTGAGCAGTTTTACACAATCAACTAAAAGGATTGACGGCAAAATATAACAGGCGTATTATGATAATATATGTCAATGTGGATAATTGCCGACTTGGATTCTGTACAGTTTATGCAGCTGTTGCCGGTTTCGTTATCCTTGCAAGCACTTATTTGGCATTTTACGGCTGTTTATATGCTTACATGTGAATTTTATCGACTGTAAATATAAAATTGATTTTATACACGTTTACGGGCTTGCTAGATATATTTATAGGTGTGTTTATGTTCCTGTTCGTGCTGTAACGCTGTATTTTTGGTTTTTAAGCCGTTTTATATCGTCACCCGATAAAGTATAGGCTTATGCCGTTCGAATTGATTTTAGGCGCAATTATGCAATTAATTACAATGTTTCTAGTATGATCGTGCGCATCGGATGGCGACATGCTTTGCCGCGGGTATATTCCTTGATGTATCATCGCTTTACTATGAAGCCTCACGAGCGCTAATTTTCACAGACATTTAAAAAGGCCCGAAGCATGGATTTTGAACGAAAAAAATCATTTTTCCATGGATACGGGTCGTTTTATAATTTTTATTTATTTGTAATTTTGTACAAATATTTTTATAGCATCTATTCTGGGACTGTAGAAAATGTAAAATTATTTCAATTTATTTAGATGATCTACTTTACCAGTGCTTCTTTTCTTCTTTATTGCGGTTCCACTCTTCATCCTCTGTTCTCGTTCTTCCTGTTTTTTGGTCTTCGATTTCTTTCTCAATGAGTTTCCAGTACTATACCCCATATTTTCCCTCCTTATCCTTGATCTTCTGACTTCTGGTCTTGAAATTGATGATGTCCACGTCCGTATTGAGTTCAGGTGGTATTTTCCCTACAACGATAACTCGCAGTGGCTCTATGCGCCTTTCCATTTCTTTAAAGCCTATACAGAATTCTTCTCTGGATGCTCTGGATTTAATTCTTCCATTGGTGCAACATGCTACGGTGCTTCTTTTTGGCACACCATCAAAAGCCCAGTCATAGCAATACTCTGGCGGTATGCTTACGTTCGGAATAACTTTAATTCCGTTCATGCTGAGATAATGAGACAATGCATGATTACGGTACTTCTGATAGATATTCATTGCAAATGGCATTCCATTCTCTCCCACTGCCATAGAAAAGTCAGGGCCTATCACGCTATGGAAACATTTTAAATGTTCCAGGTATCTGTCTGGATTATTCCAAATTTTTTCAAATTCGTAGTCGTGGATGTAGAAATTCACTGTCAGCTTGCGGTGATTCTTAATCTTCGGGCTGAAGCTATCCTTGAAATCCACAGTATCTTCGCCCGGATGCCCTGTGTATCTATCTAACATCGGTATCTGATATTTTCCGTCCAGTTCTGCTCCTATAATCATGTATTCTCTCATTACATCATATGCGGTATGACTAATTCCTTGTGAGATCATCGTTACCCTCCTGTTATTTATTAACATGATACGTGCGGCATTATTAGCACTTACATAATGCGACTCCTATGGCATATAGTTTATGCTAAAATTTTTTTAACTGTATTTCAATATTTCCATTGACTATAATTATTTTTGATATTATAGTTTTTAATATACGGTTTTTGTTTTGCTTGTCAATGTGTTCCCACACATCGGCAAGCTTTTTTATATTATCGTATACAAATTCTTTCTTCTGTGAGTTATCCGGGCTCTTCATCTCGTTCTGTATTTTTAGTTTTAATTCATCTATACCGGATTCCGTTTCTTTTATCATCTCCAGAACCGTATCATTTCCCTCAGCATAAAGAGTATACAGACGTTTTAGCTTCGTTTTCTCTTTTTGGAGTTGTTTACTCAAAATGTCTAGACAGCTTTCTCTTTCTTTTGGCTTATGCGATGATAAATTGAGGGAAATCTTTAAAATCTCATCTTCAACCTGCTTTTCAATATCTTCTGCCCACTCAAGTGAATTGCTGCAATTCGGATTGTAATTTGGTAAGTACGACATTCCATTATCTCTTGAATAGCAATAAATTTTATGCTTCCCATGAGTCCACTTCTGATATCTCATCTTGCATCCGCACACTCCGCAATAGCACAGCCCCGTCAAGAGCTGATTCTCGTGATTAACGCAGAAGCTTTTACTTTGCTTACGAGTTTTTCTTAATTCCTGGGCTAATTCGAATACTTTAATATCGAAAATTGGTTCATGTCTTCCCTTATATAGTTTCCCTTTATACGGAATCATGCCAATATTTACAGGACTGGTAAGAACCTGTCGTGTAACAAACTCGCTTTTAAATCCTATCAATTTCTGTATTCGAACATCAGAATAACCGGATATATACAAATTCATAGCTCGCAAAGCCATTTCTTTGCGTTCTGGTATGGGAACTAAGATTCCGTCTTCTTTGCTATATCTATAGCAATAAGGGGTGTTGCCACCTCCCATCCAATATCCCTGTTTCACTCGCTCCAGCATACCGCCACGCATTCTAAGCAGCATAGTATTTTTGTCAAGTTGCGCAAACACTGCCATCATCTGAGTGTATGCTTGCTCCATTGGGCTGTCGTAGCTTACACTATCATGAACGCATCTAAAATCCACCCCATTAGGTATGAATACACGTTCAATTAAGTATATTCCATCGACCATGCTTCTTGATAATCGATCTAGTTTAAACGCTACAACACATTTTAATTTTTTCTTTGAGCAATCATTAATTAAGCGTTGCAATGCTGGACGATTCATATTCGAACCTGTGAAGCCGTCATCCTCGTACCAATCAGATATAATCAATTGATTTTTTCTACAATAATTTTCAATATCTCTTTTCTGACTGTCTAATCCATTTCCCTCTTCGGCCTGTTTTTCTGTCGACACACGTAAATACGCAACACATTCCATGACTATTCCTCCTTTGTGTAGAAATGTGCCGCACATATCATGTTACGACACATTTTACACTACAATATTTTTGCGGTCAACCTAAGCATTCAATTATGATTTTAATAATTTCTTCTGGCAGTTCAATTTGTTCGATGTCAATTTCTTTTCCATCAATCGTAACAATTGCCATATGCTCACCTCTCATTTCACAAAATCAAAAATATTCATCTGTCCTTGTATTTCTTCTATTTCATCTTTTGTAAAAAATTTGCAGGCTGTCCAATTCGGATTCCAGTCAGCATCCAGTTCGTAATTTAAGCATTTGCATCTTTTAACGTTTTTAAACATCCTACATTCAAAGCATTGATGTTCATAGTTCGTACCGCCCGAACGCTTGTACATTTCGCTGATTCTTCTCATAGGCTGATGTCCTTCCATAATTCCGGGCATCTGACAAAGTCATGCTCGCATTCTGCATATATGGCGCATTTGTGGCAATCATGCCTACCAATTTGCTTTGCGTATTGTCGTATTACTTTCCTACATATAAGCACCAGTTCTGGCGTGATATCTAACTTTTCGTCTTTGCCCTCCATGCTTTTCTCCTTTTCTTTGTTGCTGCATATTCAAATTTGCCTTCTTTTACGCAATCTCTTGGGTCACATCCTCGACTATGGCCGACCATAAAAATATAATCGCACGGTTGCATTTTCCCTGATGTGCCGTTTGATTTCGGATAGAACTTGCAGTCTGTGCATTGACGATTAGTCAAATTCTGAATTTCTTGTGGCGTCAATTTTATCCACGGTTTACGCTTGTTTTCCATTTTCACCGCCTTGAATCTTTTTGATAAGTTCCTGTTTCATTGCATCCGCTATGTGTTCCCTGACTGATTCTTCAGGAAAGGGGATTTCCAATGATCGCTCTAAAATTCTGTTTGTAATGCGGTCATCATATTTCAATCGGGAAATAGGATAATTACTGGTGAAAATTGTGGTTTTCTTGTCCACATACCGACCATTGATGATTCCGTAGAATTTTTCATTAATCCAATCTTTCCCAGATTCCGCACCAAAATCGTCAATAATCAAAATATCCGCGTAAGTCAAATCACTAATCAGCTTATTCTCTGCGTTTTTCCCTCGTTCTCCCCATGTTGACTTTATCTCATCAAGAATTTTTAGGGATGTTGTGAATTTTACCGATTTCTGATGCTTTTCTATCATCTCATTTGCCATGCTACATACAAGCCTTGTCTTTCCAGAGCCTTTAGTATTTGAATATATGTACAGCCCAATTCCCTGTTCCTGCATCTGTTGGATATTTTCGATCCAATATTTAACAGCTTTTGCCGCCTGTATGAATATTTCCTTACTTTCTGGAAGTTGATACACGCTGCTTTTCATATTTGAAAATCTGCATTCCTTGTACATATCCGGCATTTCAGCAAATTGCAGCTGGTTCTGTAAGATCATCTTCTTTCTGATTCCGCAATGGCATTCTTCACAATATGGAACGCCATTATCATCCCTTGACCATATCCAACCAGAACCGCCACAATCAGGACAATCAGTCTGCAAATGGAGTGTCTGAGATTTCGCTTCCTCCGCATTGATCGAATGGGATAAGCGGTTTGACATGCGCTTGAGCTGTTCTACCGGTTCCATGCTTGATGTCGCCTCCTTTTATAACATTGTAGTTTCCTTCCAAAACTTTTGTAAAATTATTCGGCTTTACGAACCAGTCAAATGTTATCATCCATCCGCGGTTATTCTCTCCTCGCAGAAAATCACTGTAGCGAACGTTGTTGATTGCACTAAGGACTTCATCAATTCCGTATTCACGGATTCGCCCTTTGAGTAACTGACATCTTTTTGATGATGGTTTAATATCGCGTATTGGATTGATGCCAACTTCCTGTAATTTGTTCCATTCTTCGATGACGCGTCGGACATCAGTCTGACAAATAGTATCTTTAGATACTATTAATTTATTATCTTTCTCTTTATCTATATCTATATCTTTATCTAAACCTATATCTTTCTCTGCGTGCGTCTTTGTTGCGTCTTTGTTGCGTCTATTGTGCGTCTGACGGTTTGAACGCTCTATTAATTTGGTATCGTCAATAACATTTCCGCTTGCTAATGAATAGCTTCCATTCTCTTTTAAAAGCAACATCCTCTTTTCGTCAATATATGAAGTTTCCGTGTATCTATCTCTTGACAATGTGTTATGCATTCGCCAGTGTTTGATTACTATTACACCGTCTTCAAACGTAAGAACAAACCTTTTTGCAATCAATAATCGCAGATCATCTTCGCTTGCTCCTGTGATTTTCATTATCCTTTTTGGGTTTCCAATAAATCCATCATCGTCAGCCCTCATATTCAAATGGAAATATAAGCATTGCGTTGTTGCCGGCATATCCAAAAATGCGTCACTGTCAACAATTTTCATCGTAAACATTCGTTTCTGTGCCAATTCTAAAATTCCTTTCTCCAATTCCTGGTTTTTCAAAAGTGTTTATTTTAATTCAACTTCCATTCCATTGATTTTCAGTTCTCCATTTACCGGAATTACAAGAGATGGAACACCGTTTATTTCTTTCAGTTCAATCAGAGCAATTTTATCTGGCTGGATGCAGATTGTTGCATCTGGTGTTACAATTTTTGCAGTTTTTGAATTATGAATATTGTCAAGAGCAACGGGTTCATTGCTGAAATACATTTCCCAGTTTTCTTTGAAATCCGACAACTTCTCGTCTGGAGCTCCGCAATATCCAAAAATCTGTTCCATTTCATCACATGACACGGTTACCATCTCCGGGCTGTCTTTCTTCTGTTCTCTTACTTCCTGCAAAGATTCAACCAGACTTTCCGCGAAATTGAATGTTGTATTTCCTTCGAAATTGTCCATAATAAAATCTGAAAAGACATTGATCTCGTTGCCGGGTATACGGGGAATTGGTGCGCCAAGAACGTTTTCAATGAAGTCGGGATGAATATTCTTTATGTTTTTGTTGAAATACAAGGTTCCATGAATATCAGTGCTTCTGTCATTGAATACAGGGAATAAGAATCCTGTTTCTGGTCTTGAGACTACCCAATCACGAATTCTGTCTTTGATGTTATTTTCAGCCACATCATAGATAAGCCCAGCCTTTGAAAGATTTACTGGACAAATGCTGCACAGAATGTGTTCATAAATTTCTTCTGATGCATCGTGCATTTCGGTTCCATCAGAAGCTTTTCCTGGAATGTCATATACTGCATGAATGAGAACTATGTAGTAATTTTCGTGATAATCGTAATTTTCAATCACTTTGTCGTATAACTCGTCCAAAAGTTCGTCATTTTTAAGCTTACTTGCTCTAATCCGCATAAGAAATTCCTGTGTTCCACCCTCTTTTTCCTGTGATAATGGAAAATCAAGGTTCATAAGGTTTTTTCCAAGTCTGCCAGACATGGTTTTCTTGAAAATGTCAAAATACTTAAACATTTCTTCCTCTGGAAGAGACAGGAATGCTTCTTTAATTTTGGTTTTCTTGTTCTTTTCTGCGTCCACATAACAACCACAAATGCGTGTGATTGTGCAATTGACTGGAGTAAACTGTTTCTTAATTTCTGCGATTTCTTTCTTATTCATTCTTTTCCATCCTTTCTGCTTATTTCGCTTGTTTCTTCTCAATCCACTTATTAATTTTATCTTCGGAAATCATATACATTTGCTTTAGCATTTCGATGCAGATCAACACATCTGCAATTTCTTTTATCATGTTATCACGGTCGATTTTCCACGTTTTTCCTTACTGATTGCTTGTATAAGTTCCGCACATTCCTCCATGCAGACGGTTGCCTGAATTTCTTCTCCGTAATGGTCAACACTTCTAGCAATAACGCTTTCGTCAATGTTATATGTCATTTTCTTCGCACCAGTCAATTTTCTGCCCGCATTCAAAACAGTACTTGCTTATTTTTTTACCAATAACAGGTGTTCCGCATTTCGCACATTTTTGAGTGGAAAATATATTGTACGGAAAATCTGGAACATATTCTTCAGGTTTGCATGGAATCTGCTTTTCCAATGCTTTTGCTCCGGAATCACACGCCCATGCTTCCTTGAGATATTTTTTCTGCCATTCATCTTTGTTTTCAGAACTTTCAAGGAAACATAAATGCCGGTCTCTCATATCTAATAAGATGTCTTTTGCTTCTTTATTGTCCATTTCTATTCCTCCATCACTAATTCAAAATATTCTTCTTTCCATTTCAGAACATTATGAAAATCAAATGAACTATATCCTACATGGTAATAATCCTCGCCAACTTTCTTATATTTTAATTCAAAATACGGCTTGTCATCTACAATTCTAAAAATCTGTTCTAATTCCGTTACAATTTCCTTTTCGACTTCAACAGGAATACTTGCTTTTTCCATTTTGTTAATCCTCCGCTCCAAACATTTTTCTTAAACTATGCTGATAATTTTTCGCTGTTTGCTCAAGAGTATCATAAGCCGGCCTCAGCGTGCATCTTTCTTTGTACCCGTCACATTTAGTTCCGAATAGGATAGTATTTCTACATATACCGTTTTGACTAGCGCAGCATTTATTCATTCTTCATCTCCTCCAGCTGTTTTACTGCTTTTCTACAATCTCTATTTGCAGACCGGAACATCATCAAAAGTATTTCAGACACAGGCCTTGTCCGATTTCTTCGCTTTGCTTTTTTGATGCATGCAAGCTCATTTCCATCTGGCACATATATTCCTACGTAATGCGGAATTTCAAGGGATATCGCAGCATATACATCTGTCGGCATAACCAGATAGTTATAATCGCCAACAAAATTCAGCCCATGACCAGAATGAAAATCTTCAGCAGATGACTTGATTTCATAGCAATAACAATCGCCTTTTTCTATCCCGGACACGCTATTATTCACCGGCGCGAACCGCATATAATCCACCCTTACTGCATGATCTGTCGAATAATCGAATGTCACTTCTTTCGCCCAATAAATACGTGGATCATTTTGAGGATTTATTTTCTTTTCAAGCATGGCTGATAGTTTCGCTGTAATCTCAGGTCTTGTCATTTTGAATCTCCTCCAATTTCTTCTCAGCTTCTTCACGGGTGAGGAATACCACAACATTCAATTCTCCAAGCCATTCATCCTCGTTCGCCCATAAAAACCATCTGCCGTCTTTTCCGTATTCAATTCCGCTTACCACGTTTTTTCGAATACCCGTGCCATATATATCCCATACAGTTGTGCCGATAGAACACGGCAATCTCACAAGTAAGCCCTGTTCTTCTAAATCTTCATAAGATTTCAGTTTCTCTAGCCATTCCGCAAGCTGTTCGTGTTCTTCTGCGTCTTTAACACAATCGGCCTTGTGCTGTTTATTGAGTTCTTCATTCATTAGTGACACCTTGGTATATTTACTGTTCCATCTTTGCTTTTTCGCCACTCCTCTTACACGACAAATAGCTTCTTCAAGTGTTAATCTCTCCACCTACTTCACCTCTTTCATCTGACTTTCTACAATATCTGCAAGTAGCTTCAAGGACTCAATAAATGATTCCGTCAATGCTGTCCTGGATGGGTTTTTAGTGAATGTTCTGACAAGGTTTATAGCATCTTTTAACTTCTTCTCATCTTCAATTACGTCTGATACTTCTACTAATTCATATCCCGGTGCAAGGCTGGCATTTCTTGTTAGTTCTTTATTGCTATAGAATTTTAATATATCCGGGATCTGCTGTTCTTCAAATGGATATGGATACGCTTCTTTTCCACCGTACCATCTATATCCTTGTCTCTTTGCTGCTTTCAGAATATTTTCATACTCTTCATGTGTTCTGATTAATACACATTTATTCGTCAGATCAATCATCTGCTTCGCCTCCTGTAATCTCATCAATACAATCGTTCCAGCCGATCTTATAGCTCGGTAGTTTGCCTCCCGCTTTGAAATACTCGCCGTTATAAAGCCCAGTTACTTTCATTTTCTCCGGCAGCGGCTTCAATGGACACCAATCAGGTCTAATACTCAAATCTGTAATATCTCTATTGTTTACTCTACAGAACGGGTGAAGCACTCCACTGCGTAAAACGCATAAAGCACAATATTTTGGCGTATCTCTCACTAATACTGATTTACTCATTCAACTCCACCACCTTTCACGATTTCATCAATTGTTGCATCTCCTTCTATGCAATATTTTTCAAATAAATAATTCTCTAATTGCTCTGCAACTTCATCTACATCAAAAGCTGTCAGCTGATTGTTAACGCAATCAATAAACTCTTTCTGGTCAGAACTAATACTTGTTCCAATCTCCCAAATTTTGATGTATTTGATTAATTCGTCTGCATCAATCAGTCTGCTCATATTCTATTCTCCTAACTGTTTTAAAATTTCTTTTGCAATTTTATTACTTTCCTGCATGGAAACTCCCCATCCATTATATTTTCTGTGGCATTCATCACAGTTCCATTCACCATTATCACTTTCTTTAATTTCGCTATTGAATCTGCAATTATCGCAATACATATGATCGAGAGTGCCGTAAATGATGCTTGCAATATCGTCTTGTTTGCTATTAGCATCGTCTACGTGTTTCTGCTTAGTTAAATATTCAAACGCTCTCAGCTCATTTTTCCCGACCCATTTAATCCATGCACCGCAATCCCCGCAATACAATCCCGTATTATTCCCAACTTTCTTGACAAAAAGGTTTTTACTATTGCACTTTGGACATCTATATTCTTTCATCTTTCATCCTCCCACACTCCCAACAACCGCATCCTCTCATACAGTACAGCGACGGTCTTGCGCCTGTATCCGTAAAAGTCTTTCGGGTTCATCGGGATATATCTTTCTCTGCTGATTTTTCTGTAACTTTTCCGGTGTAGGATATTCTCAATAACCATATCCGCTATCACCGTGTTTTTCGGGCAAGCTGACAAGGCAGCACCAGAAAGCAGGTATCCGTACTCTGCCGGGAAGTCTTTCAGCATCGTATTCAGTTTTTCTATGTCTTCTGCCGGAATACCGTAGTCTTTCAGCTTCTTATTCCTTGTCAGCATACCGTTGCTCCTTTCTAATCGTCTGGGTGGTGCTTGTCGTACATGATTGCCACACATGCAAGACCAACCACTCCGAATATGGTTCCAAGGGTGAATTCTAATAAGAATGTAATCATGGCTCGTCCTCCTTATATGGTTCTGGAAGTGGCATCCAGGCAATAACACAGTCTTCATCATCCCATTTTCCATTTTCGATACCGCACATTCCCGTGAATGGTTCTTCCTGTCCGACAAGCTCTCCGTCTAAAGTAGTGATATATGTTCCGTCTTCCGGTAATCTCTCACTGACTGGAATCCAACCATTTTCTTTCTCGTCCTGTTCCAGATCATCCTTAATCTGTTCTATCATTTCCAGAACATCACTTGCTAAAACCATCTGGTGGCCATCCGCAAGTTTCTTCATGAAATCATGATAATCCGATAATCTGTCTTTGATATGGCTCATACTTCCACCTCCACTTCTGTATCTATGTAAATCCTTTCAACTTTGCGTGTTTTGATATTTGTGCAAGAAACATATCCATCTGTATTTTCGATTACATGTCCAGCTCTATACATTTCGCATTTATATTGGAAAACATCTCCATGTTTCAAAGAGCCAATATTGGTCTTGTTCATACTTACACCTCGCTATCTGCTGGCATCTGGTAATCAATATGTCCATTTACATAGGCTTCCTGAATCATATCCAGTACTTTGATTGCTTTTTTCTTCGATGAATAAAATCCAAGCACATAGCCGTCTTTCCAATACATGATTGAATGTCCCTTACCGTCGCCTAAAATCTCTATAGCAATCGGGCCTTCCATATTAGCTAAAATTTCCTTGTCCTGACTTCTGATTAACATTTTGTGTCCTCCTTGCCCGCATACATTTTCACCTGCTTCATCTTTTTAATAAACAGTTTCATTTCATATCCTGTAAGACCAACACAAGTATTTCCAATTCCTTTATCATCTCTTAAATCTGGATCATATGACTGCAAAATATGTCTACCAGATTTTTTGTGTTCAATGACAACTTTTTGTGTAAAATTATATTTCTTATCTTTTCTTTTATACACACACCCATACTTGTCTTCTTTTTCTTTTGTAAATCCAATTTCTGCTAATTTCTCATCTACTGTTTTAAATAATTTCATTTTGCGTCCTCCTTATCATTTATTCTTCGATTCCACTGCTCTACAGCTTCTTCCTCTGTCTTTCTCCAGCGTTCAACCATTCCATCGCATTCTGTGCAAGCTACAAGATATTCTTTTCTCGAATCTTCATATTCATTAATCAGCATTTCTGCCTTTCCTCCGCAAAACGGACAAGGTTTTAATTTATCCATTTTTCCTCCTTATTTTCTCATATAATTCAAAATATTCTCCCGATGTTTCTGGCAGCTTAATACAATCTGGCTCATAAGGTTTTGGATATACCGTATATCCGCATTTCGTACATTTGATTTGTGGCGGAAAATCTCTGCTCCATTCCATGTTTCCACCACATTTTCTGCAACGGATGTATCTCTCTACTTTCTTTGGTTTTGTCTTGAAGAATGAAGCGTAATTATTGTTTTTCATTTCCGTTCTCCTGCTCTTTAAATTCCATCTTCAAATCGTAGACAAACTGGCAAAGTTTCTCTGCAACCTCATCCGCATTCTCTACATTTGCAAGCTGTCTAACATACTGCTTACCAAAGATAACACAAGTCAACTTTCTGATTGTTTCCCAGACCTGCCACGAAATAATGGTGGAATCGAAAGCTTCTGCCATAAGAGAATATCTTCCATTTCCATTCTCATCTCTGAACCATTTTTCTCTTGGTACCTTTAATGTGGTTGCAACATCTTCTCTGGTAAGGCAACCTTTGTATTTCTCATCCATACGTTTTTCCAGTTCATCTAAAAGTTCCTTCTTTTCCTGTTCTGTCATTACGTCCTCCTAATATCTGTCAAATTCAATGTTGTTGTCTGAATAGAATCTGTATGAATCCTCTCTGATTTTCTTAACTTCACACATGATAATTTCTTTTGTTTTACTGACAGCTTCCTCAAAATCCTCTGTTCCAAGATCATAGTTATCAATGTTCAGTGCCTTGCTGTTGAGAAACAGTGCATCTCCACAGCCGACATATTTGTGAATACTGATTCCTAAAGAATTATCTTTCAATGTAAAAATACTCCCAATTTCAGGTTTTTCGTTATACTTGGCATTACTTTTGAATTTCATTTTCCATCCTCACTTTCCCCATGTAAGCAACTGGCACGCTATCAATTTAGATCTACGTTCATTTTTCTTGCTATGGCTTCTATAACTGTCACTGTTACGCCGTTTCCTGCTTGTTTGTATAACTGGCTGTCAGAATTAACAAACTGAGCCTTTTTAAAATAATCATCCGACCAACCTTGCAGCCGAAAACATTCTTTCGGTGTCAGCTTCCGGATTGCTATGTAACACTGATATTTTTCATACCAGACTGCATATACAACCAATTCTTCCGACACTTGAACAAATATCCCTTGATTGCAGCTTGTGTCTAGTGTGTTTGCAATCTCTTTCCCAACTCTTCCTCTTCTTGTCTTACTACCTCGAACTGATAAATTCACAGCATCGACACCAACTCTGCACTCTGAATATCCTTGTTTTGTTGCTTCTGCTACCTTTACGCAAATATCTAAATTATTTTCTTGCGATTGTCCTCTAAGTATCGAAACTTTATTTCTAGGAGCAACTTTCCTGATTGTGCTTGCTGTAATGTTTTTGAACTTAACAGCAACAGCCGTAGCACCTCTGTCTGTTTGGCAAGCGAAATTTACTCCACTGTTTTTCTGGTATTGATTTTTCAATGTTCTGCATGTTCCATCTGGCATACAATTAAATCCAGTAGGTTCAATCGCTACGCCATGTATATCTGCTCTTGTAAGTGTAAACATTGGCTCGCCATTGTCTTTGAATCTTCTCCCATTCTGACGTTTTTCTGCACGATCTGGTGTGAGAACTGGAATTGCAACTCCACTTACTTCGGCTTTATGATTTGCAATTCCTTTATTGTATCTGGCTTGTAAGCACCTTGCCTTATTGGTCAACTCTGTTTCTTGATAACTCAAATCAATAAAACACGGCAATGCTACATGATGTCCTCTTCCACCACCTTGTCCAGTATCAAGAGCTTCGGTAATTCCATCAGATCCGAACACTTGCGTATTTCTTCTATATCCGTCTTTATGTGCAATTATTTGAATACTATTTTTTCCGTCTGTTCCTTCGATAGGAAATACTTTTGAGGTACTTCTCCCTCTAAGATGTCCGATAATAAAACATCTTTCCCGGTTTTGCGGTACTCCGAAATCTTTGGAGTTGAGCACCTGCCATTCTGCATCATACCCCCACTGCTCCATTTCAATGAGCAATCTGGCGAAATCCCATCCTCCATTAACACTAAGCAGATTTTTAACGTTCTCAATGAAAAGGTAAGTGGGTTTATCTTCTTCTTTGAGCTGTCAGACAAGGTACATAACTCTGAAAAACAGACTTGAACGGTTTCCTTGAAATCCGGCTTGCTTTCCTGCAACGGATATGTCCTGGCAAGGGAATCCGAAGCACCAGCAGTCAGCTTTTGGAATGTCTCCGGCATACACTCTTCTAATGTCATTTGCATACCATTCTCCATTTCTGTATTCCTCCTTTAATATTTCTTTCTGTCTTTTCTTGATAGGAATATCTTCCAATACCTTTCGCTGTTCATCTGTCAGTAAGTGCATTGAGATATAACTCGCAGTAGCAAATTTATCAAATTCGCAAAAACCAACGCATTCATGCCCCGCTAATTCCATCCCCCTGCGAAACCCTCCGATTCCTGCGAAAAAATCTATAAATTTCATTTTAAACTCCCATCTTCTTAACCAGATTCTTATTCAATCCCTCTTAACATCAAGCTTAACTTGCTGTAGCAAGGGCAAATTCTTGTGTGATCGTAAATATCTTCCAGTAAAACGCAAAATGGAAACATCTGTTTTACTTCATAGATATGTTCTATTCCGTCCTCACCACGTTCTGCGTATTTGATTCTTTTTCCAACATGCAAATCAAATGCATTGGATATATATGCTTTAAGCCCATATATGTTCACTTTGCTCATTTTTGTGCACCAATCCTTCCTTAAAAGCTACTATTGCAGCTTCCTTACTGTGATGTATTTTTGTTATGGTTTTACATTCTGTGCATTCACACCAATATAAATCTCCTCCATAATGCCGGTTATAATCTGCGAAAACATGAAAACGATTCCCGCATTTAGGGCAAATCCTACTTTTACCATTTTCAACATTAATTCCCATTCTTTCATTAAACATCGAACATTTCCTCGTTATCATCACCAGAATCGAAATCTGACGTTTCTTCACAATCAGTTGATTTATTTCTGGACATATTCTTTCCACGTTCGATCAGTTCTGTTCTCTGCTCTTCGGTCAATTCTCTTGGTGCTCGTAATTTCACGTACTTAACTGGGACATAGGCAAATATGGAACCATCTTTGTTTGTGGTCAGAATCTTCACATCTTCTGGATGCTGTTCTGCAAGCTTCAGGACTCTTCCTTTCATCTTACTGCCGTTATGCGCTGATACTTCTGCGTACTCACCACCGCGAATCCACGCAATGCTGCATTCATTGCAATTCTCTGTCATGATTAGTCCTCTCTTTCTCCAAATCCAAATTCTTTATTTATATTTATGGAATCAAATTCAAGTTTAATTCCCATTGTTTCTTTTGCTTCCTGGTATGCTTTTTCAATTCCAACTTCTTCAATGTGTTCTTTGGCAGAGTTTAGGTTTTCTAAGAATCTCTGATTGGATTTTGTAAATCCCCATGTTTTCTTAATTGCAAACAAACTGATAAGAACATTTGCAACTGCGATATAATCCTCTGCTTTCCATAGCTTTTCTTGTGATTCTGAAATAAGTTCTTCCGATATTTCCTTGCGTATTTCATCTTCACGTTGCTTCAAGTACAGTTTTAGTGTTTCAACTCTTGCACCTGTCGTTTTGGAAATCTGTTCCAAACTGTAATTACTAAAATTGTATGGAATTGGATTCCGTGACTTTTCAGCCGCTTTCTGCTGTCTTCTTCTCTCTGCCCTGTTCATACTCCCATCATCCCTTTCAACTGGTTTGTGATTAGAACAAATTCTTTCAGAAGTTTCCTGTCTAATGGTGTGGTTCCGGTCACGGTATTATCGCCATCATAGACAACTGCGTATTTTTCGTTAATCAGTTTTGCGGATGAAACCGCATTCAAAACTTCTTGTCTGGAGCATTTTAGCATTTGCGAAATATCATCAGCGGTCATATCGCCAATCCATTGTTCATTCTCGAAAACACTGTATATTCTCATACTTCTGCCACCTTTTGATATTCATATCCAACAAGGTGAAACGCTCGCGGAGTATTCGGATGCGCAGTAGCAATCAAGCCATCAAGTTCGAGCTGCCTCATATGTCGTTGCACAGTTGCTTTTGATATGCCAAGGCTTTCGGAAATTTCTTTAAATGACGGTGCGTATCCATATTTTGTAAAATATCTGATAAGAAACAGATAAATTTCTTTTCTGTTCTCTTGTCCCTCGAGATACTTTCTTTCGGTGTTATATTTACTTACCATAGTTACCTCATTTCTTTTAACCTCTGGGTTCAGATCGCGATCATATGCCAAGGAAGTTGCATGAATCAGTCCAAACCCAGAGGGCGTGCGCATATTTAGTTGTAATTATTTGGGATTTTGTCTGCCAGAACCGGCAGCTTTATCATTTGTAAGATTCTTCATCAAGAAGATTATTGAATTTCTCAAGTGCCTTTATAGACACCTTGTTGTTTGATTTCTCCGGTTTGATTGATACTTCTAAGTGAGTATCAATGATATGCTTTAATTCTCTTGCAAGGGTTGTTTTTCCTTGCTTGATTCCATCTCTATAGCCTTTAGCTGGTTTGAATTCATTAATCTTTTCTTTCCCCTCGCCTTGGCTTCCAGATGTCTTGTTGTATCTGCATTGATAACCTTTCTTTGTATATTCCAGAATCCAGAACTGCTCCATTTTATCAAGCTGTTCTACCGGATAATGAATGAAATTAATTTTCCATCCAAAAGGATTATCTTCACTGTAGAATCCTCTTTTCTTTATGGACAAGTCAATGTGCTGATATCCAGTGAGATGTGAACACATCCTCTGAATTATATGTACTGCTTGCCCGATATAAAAGAATGGGATTCCGTTTTCATCTACTCTGGTTAAGAAATAAATACCGCTTTTGTTATCTAAATCCGGATTAACTTTTAAAAGCCTTTTCTTGTTACTCACTTCGATAGCCTTAAACTGACGAATTTTTTTATAATCCACTAGGCATCACTCCTTTTCAATCTGGTCAATGAGTTTCTTACACTCATCTTTGACATAAGCAAGTGAACAGATTTTGAAATCCGTTTCGAAGCCGAAATCTTTGCTCGACTCTCTCCAGAAGTTTTCCATTGTATGAAAAAGTCTTTTAAAGTCTGGGTCATCTCCAAAATACTGTTTTGCTGTATCAACATCATATCCATCAAAACAATGAGCACAATCAAATCCAATCCACCATGTATTATCATCGCTGCAATCATATAGTGATGGTTCTGCATAAGTAACTCCGCCATGACAGTTAAGATAGCCTAAATCGACAACTCTTTTCTTTGCTAACTTATGGCTGTAAGGTATTCCGACATATCCGCATCTGTATGCTCCGGGCATAAACAGAACTACACATGGATAACCTTTATAATCAAATTTGCACTCTAAAATTGGTTTCATTTCATCGCTCCTTAATTAAACGGAAGTTCGTCATCCATAATTGACGGCATATCCATAAATCCACTTGTGTCCTGTTCTGGATTTGGAACTGGTGGCTGCAACTGTTCTTCTGGCTGGATCTTCTTGTTCTCCGCAAACTCATGTGTTTCCACAAGGCAATCATTTGTGTAGACTTTCCTTCCGTCCTTGTCAGTGTAATTTCCAGTCCTCCAAGTTCCGATAACTGCAATCTTCATTCCTTTATACAGATATTTTTCGGCAAACTCACCATTCTTTCCAAGTGCAACACAATTTATGAAGTCTGATGTGCGTTCATTGTTTTTGCGATACTGTCTCTCAACTGCAAGTGTGTATCTGGCAATTGTTATATTGTTTGTTCCCATTCCTATTTCTGGGTCTTTTACCAAACGTCCGATCAAAATTACTTTATTCATGTTTGTTCTCCTTGTACGGTTCTGGCATAGCTGGCAAAGGCATCCATGCAATTACTTTCAATTTTTCGAAACCGTCTGTAAAATATTCTCCATTCCACATTGCTCTGAATGGAATTGTTCCTTTTTCGGTAGCAATCAAATATATGTCTCCTTTAAAATTATGATTAGGTTTTGGTTCCGGCGGCAGTTTCACGTCTACTGGAATCCACATATCCGATAAGCTATATGAATTAAACAGTTTCTCAATCTTTTCGATTGCATCATTCCAACCCTTGTTGTACCGACAGAACAATGGGTCAACTTTCTCTGGATTACTGTGAGTTGACGGCTTCTTTAATTTTTTAAGTGATTCTAAGAAATGTTCCATGTATCTTCCTCCTCATAATCATTGCAATACAGGGAACCGTAATCCCATGCTAACGTACAGCAGTTACGAAATCTGCATTTGCTACAATCTGTCATTTCCATGAAATTTCTCCTTTCAGAACGGGCATAAATTCAAGTCGACTTCCAGTCCAGCCCGTCCAATCTGAACCAGAACATTGTCTCCTGCGACTTCCTGTATTTCTTTCTGTATTTTACAGGCATCAGATGAATCCCCACTTAAATGTACCAGTGTTACTGTTCGAAGTGATTCTGTGCGATTTTCCTTAATGAATTGCTTGCAAGTTGATAAAGAGCAATGCCCAGTGATCTGGTGCTCCCACTTCGAGTTGTTTCTGTCTATCAGCTCCTCGCAGTAATTACAACCAATAACCAAATGATTAAGTTCCATTGATTTGAATTTGTACCTGCAATGCTCAAAGTCTGTCAGATAAAGAAGCTTTCCCATTTCTTCATGTTCCACCAGATACCCGAAGTTCGGACACGGTTCTTTATTTGCGGATGTATGTGGCAGATTGAACGGAACTGCGCTGAAGGAACCGATTTTAAAATACCTCTTTTTAGTGACAGCTTTTATGGCTCCGTCCGTTATGCCTAAATTTTTGATTGTTTCTGCTCTGGTATAGACCGTGATTCCAGCGTTCATGATTTCACGAACAGTTTTGTTGTGATTGCCAGTGTGATCTCCGTGTTCATGGGAGAGAAGTACGCCAGAAACATTGCTTATCTGGTAGTCAATCCCTCTAAGGATTTTCTTGTAGTTGCATCCGCAGTCAAGAAGAACAATCTCGCCTGCACTTGACTGCAAAGCGTAGCAATTTCCTTTGGTACTACCTGTTGAAATTACTCGCATGAACAAATGGCATCACCTCGCTTTCTGTGCATTGCATTTATGCTTCTAAGATATTTTCAACTTCATCTATGGCTTTCTCTAAATCGGAATAGGCATATGGTATGTCTTTTCCTCTATTTAGACTCTCTAACTCCGCATAGCTTACTTTGCACATGCTGTCTCGTATTAATTTGAGTTCCCTCAACGTAAGTTCAATGGTTATTATCTGTTCCCAGTCCTTTTTACTGTCTACTCTCTTCATACTTCATCATCCTCCGGGAATCTAAACACAATGTTTGCCGGTTCGAATTTCATATCTGGGCTGTTAACCATTATTTTGATGATTCCAAAACCTCTTGCAGCCATTTTTATGCATTCCTCGTAATCGTCATCGCTCATTTCAACGTTTTGCGCAAGAAACATTCCTGCATACACTTTATGCAACGCTTTCATAGCTTTTTTGGCTTTTTCTTTTGTCAAATAACGAGCCATAACTGTTCCCTTTTCACCTACCATCGGCACGTATGCTCTTATGATATTTCCGGTTCTACTTAATGAAGTGATTTCATAAGGAACGTCAATTTCTCCATTCTGACTAATTAATCTCATTTTATCCTCCTTTTAATTTCCGAATCCATACTATGGCATAATTTGATACAATTTCCATGAAGCATATGATTTTGGCATGCTCCGTATTTTTCATGGAATTTTTCTATCGACATCTTCCCGTCATTCACTACCCGTACCCATCTTCGGATTTTTCTCTGTGTTTTTCTTTTCTTATCACCACGCAATTTTCTGATATATTTTCCTTCATCAGTCACGTAATGGTGAAAGCCCAGATAACACAATCCCATGCGAAATGGTACAATTTGTGATTTAGGGTTTAGCTCCAATCCAAGGCTTTCAATCATCATTCGGATTGCTTCAAGAATTTCTCTGGCATCTTCTTTCGTTTTACAAATCACATAAAAATCATCGTTGTATCGTCCGTAATATGGATTTCCAAATTCAATCGTTATCATCTGATCCAGTGAATGTAAAAGCAACAATGCGTACTTTTGATTTACCTGATTTCCTAATGGAAGCCCGGGATTACCTGTACTGTCAATAAACAAATGGTTCAACCAGACTGTAAAATCATCATCAAAGTAATAATCCAAAACATCTTTCATGATTTCATGGTCTATGCAATAAAAGTATTTGTGAATATCACATTTTACAATCCAACTATTCATTCCATTTCTTTTATAGAAATCCAACATTTGATTTCTTAACCCGTCCATTGCCATGTGTTGTCCTTTTCCTTGCTGTCCGGCAGTGTTCCATTTAATCAGGATATTTTCAAGTTTCGGTGTCAGAATGTAATCAGAAAAGCATCTCTGCACTACTTTGTCCTTAAATGCACATGATTCTATCGTGCGCTCTTTTGGCTCATGAATTTGAAATTTATTATACGGATTTATGGTATACGTTTGGCTTTCCAATTGTTCCTTCAAGAGATGAATGCCTTCAAGAGACAAATTAGAAAATCTTGCAGTACCTGAATTAAATTTCTTACCGCTCTTAACCTTCTTGTAAGAACGATATAAATTTTCAAAATTTGTAACAATTTCTTTTTCCATTTATTTTGTTCCTTTGTATTTATCCGTTGCGGAAAGGTTATGCATTTGCTTGTATCTTTACTGATTTCAGCTTTACGCTTACTCTGTCTGCCTGTGATGCAGGTTGGGCGAACACCATTTTCGTTGTTGTAATTGTTGTTGTTGATATTGCCCGAAGGGGAAACAATAGTATTCGCAGTGCATAACCTGTGAAAATTATCTTTTCCTGTCTTTTGTTCTCCATGAAATAGTCATATACTTTATATCTTTTACCATTTGCGACCATGCTTCCATTCCACCGGAATTGATAATTCCTAATTCATATGAAAGTTCTATAAAGTACATCAACTCATCACAATGAGTAATGGCTTTTGTTTGAAGTTCTAATCGTTCTCTTTTATAATCTTTCAGATCAGTTCGGTTGGCTTCAAATAGTGACTCATAAATTTCCAATGCTTTATTTTGCATTTTATCTACAAGTGAAAACCTGTATTTCTTCGGGTATCGTCTGGCATTACTCGTAACTATTAATGTATGCTTTGCAAGTTGCTTGGATTTTGCTATTACCTTTAAATCTTCATTCGCCATCAATCATCATTTCCTGATTCAAAGATTGAAGAAGAAAAGATGCAAACTGGGCGAACACCATTTCCGCTGTAGTAAATGTCGTAGTAGATATAGCCCGAAGGGGAAACAATAGTAATTGTTGTACTGTAATCATTTGCTGGTGTACTCCATGGAGTAAGCAGCCACCACCATTTATCCATATTTGGAAGGATTTTTCTGTATTTTCGGTATTCATCCACCGTCAAAATCGAAATCTTATCTTTACAATGTGCATATTCTGTCTGACCGTCCATAGAAAGTAAATCTCGATCAAACTCAATAACTGCATCTTCTCCAAGCTCGTCCGTAATTTTTTTAAGAAAACGAGTGTTTAACTCATTTCTCAGTTTACTTGAAATCCAGTTATTTGAAGCTGAATCAAATGTTCTTTCTTTTCCATCAAATCCATTCAAAATGGCAAAATATCCTTTTTCTGTCTTATCCAGAATCAGCCATTCCATACCAGCAAGTTCAATAGCTTTTCCGATTTCCGGCTTTCCGATGTGCTTTTTCTTGAATTCTGCGAACTCTTTACTTAATCTGGATAATTCATCCTCAAAATATTTCAGATTTTTCTTCATAATCATTCCTCCACCTTAGATACAAAGATATTAGATTTTAAGATACAAACTGGGCGAACACCATTCCCGTAGACGTAACTGATGCCGTAGATATCGCCCGAAGGGGAAACAATAGCAATACTTTTTTTCCATCCACGTTCTTCCGTTGACCATGGCGATAATGTCCAATACCAGTCGTTCAGATCATTGTTCGGTGTAATATCTGTGTATTCTCGTGCTTCATCAAATGTAATTGGACGGATTTTACAATCAACAGTCCCCAATTTCTGTCCATCCGCAGTGATAATATCTGCTGTGTGTGTTTCGACATTTTCTGCCCCGAATTCTTCTTCGAAGTCTTTCAGAATTTCAGTGTCACACAGTTTCTTTACGTTTGATGTTTTGTAATCTGAGGTATCACCAAACTCTACATTTTCTTTCACCAGATCAAGCGAAATAATTTTTGTTGTATCTCCATACTGTTCCAGAACCTTGTATTTACGCTTTCCAGTGGTCTGAAATACTTCTCCTCGTTTCAGCGTTGACAACTCAACCTTTCCGGTTTCTTCCTGCTTTTCCAGAAGTTCAACCAGTTCCTTTGCTTTCTGTAAAATTTCTTTATTGTTCATTCCCGTTGCCTCCAAAAAATATTTCTCGCATATCTACTGCTGCGTACTTCTTATGCATAAGTTTCTTGTTTTTGATTGCCCCGTTCGGATTGTTGCAGACAAAATCTCTGCATATCTCAGGTCTCACTGGATAAATGAGACATTTTTCTTTTTCTTTGGAATCATCCAGGAACGGGCAAGTAAGGTCAAAAGCTACAACCGAAGGATAATTATGTTTCTGCTCAGTGATATGATGCTTCTTTACGTAACGTTTGATTTCTTTAATTTCTTTACTGGATATTGGCAAGTAGTTGCTACAACATTGTCCGCAACCACTGCATTTACCGTCCTTTGTGAATTCAAATACTCCACATTTCATATCCTTCATGACTTCTTCTAACGTCCCGATCATGCTATCACCTCGTAAGTTGAACAAGAATGTTCATAACAAGTGATACTGCCGAGGCTATGAACAATGGTCGGGTCTTATCCTTTGCGACCGCATAAATTATTGCGCCTAACAATGGTAAGAATGAGATATAAAGCAATGACTCAAACACTGAATGAATTATTGACATATCTTATTCCTCCTGTTTCATAAAATCTGGAATCTCTGGTTCTTTACCTGCTGCCGGAACTGGTTCCTTCTCAGCTGGCTGTACGGCTTCTGCAACTGTTGGCTGTTTTGGCTGTTCTTCGATTGCCATTGGTTCTGGAATGAATTCCTCTTTATTGGCATTCTGTTCGATCTCTTCCTGTACTTCCCTGTATGTAGCGTCCATCGTGTTATATTCATATGCCTGTACCGGATTATCCCATTTCTTAGGAATAGACTTCATAATGTTGTTACGCATTTTACGAACAATCATAGATTCTCTCGACTGCGTTTCGTAATAAGACGGTGAAATATATGGTCTTAATTCCTCACAATCAATAATTGCTTCCAGTTCCCCAATATCAGCAACCTTTTTCATGATTTCTTTTTTCTTTGCTTCAATCTGAGTTTTCTGTGCATCTGTAGCTTTGTATCTGTCTGCACAAATACCGAATGTTTCATTCTGAAGATTGTTCTTAATATGTGCTGCAAGATTCTTCAGTACGTCTGCTCTTTCGCATGAAAGGTATTCAACGTGACCATCTTTGTACTGAATTGGATATACCACGCGAATAACTTTTCCAATTCCAGATTCTTCCCATTCCGGCGGTGTGATTTCTACACCTCTGTGTCTTGGTGGGATATACTTGTCACCCTCTCTTACTTTCCAATATGGAAATACTTTAGCCACATTGACACCATATCTACTTACAAGAGCATCGTTTCCGTCGCCCTCAATCGCAAATTCGATTTTCTTCTCCCACTGAGGTTTCTGCCCTTTTGCCGCTATGTTTACGTTTCTGATCTGGAAATAACATTCTCTCGGCTGTGCATTTGCGTTCAGCTTTAATGCTGCGACTTTACTCAGGATAAATTTAAGATTAGAACCGTTGATTGCTTCAAAACTCACACCGCTTTCATGTACCATCTGGAAAATAGATCCCATTGCTGCTACTACACAATCTTTTGAATATGAATCAAATTCCATTCCTCTTGAAGTCAAATCTCTTTCCATTAAATCGACATACCGATTTGTGTAGTAGGAAAGCTGTGTGTTAAAATTTGCTACCTGTGTGTTTTCTGCCATTTTAATTCTCCTTTTCTTTTATTAATTAACTCATTTTTTGTTTGCATTTCTGTTCAGTTCTGCACTTCGCCAAAGCAAATCATAACCGAGCTACGCTCTGCCTATCCTTTGCTCATCTTCTCTACTCAGCACCATTGCTATACTTTACTTTTCTATTCCGTGCTTCGCCTATACGTATCTTTGCCCTGCCCTACTTCGCCAATGCGTTACATTTCTTTACAACACATTGCTCTGCTGCGCTTTTCCGCTACCTCACTATGCGAAACCTCTCTTTACTTTGCCAAAACGTATCAACTCTTTTCAATTCCATAACTTTGCCCTTCTGCACCTCTCAGTACCACTCCGATACATTACTTTGCTACGCTTCGCCGAAGCAAATCATTACCCAGCAATTCTGCGCCTTTGCTTTGCCTATATAACTACATTCAGCCATGCCGTAGCTTATTTTGTGATTTCAGTCCATTTGAAACGGCCTTTGCCTGAGTTTCGCCACTGACCAATGCCGTTAAACTCTCCATAATCAAGCCAGTCAATTACATATTTCATGAGTGAATCATCAAGTACTTTGATTGTGAATTCTACTGTTGACCCTGCTGGTACTGTTTCACTGTCTGCCAAAGAGATTCTTTCGCCCTGTGCTGTCTGCGCTCTCAGTGGTCTCTGACAATCAGAAAGTTCTGTACCTTCTGGAAGAACAAACGGAATTTTGCGTTCGTTTACAAATACCAGTAAGTCAATTTTTTTCTTATAAGCTGCAAGTTTCTTTGCTCCACCGATATAGGAACTGGCCTGTGCAGCTGACTTAAAGAATCCTCTGATCTGGTAGTCCCAAAGGAACGGATTGCCGTTATCATCTTTCGGAAATACTGTTCGACCTTTTTCGACAACTTCTTCAATTCCTAAAGCTTCAACTTCCTGTTCTCTGGAAGGTGCATCTGGTGCTTTTGATGCAATGAATTTCTCGTGAATATCTTTTTCTGCATTTGCGGTTCCCAGAACTTCCTCTAAAAATGTTAATCTGACTTTTAATTCTTTCATCTCGTATTCCTCCGATTTTTATATTTTGCTTAATGCTTTGCTTGTCACAGCCGTGCGTTTCCGTTGCTGTTCTTTGCCTCTCAGAGCCGTGCCGTTGCATCTCAAATCAGTGCTTAGCTATGCCTTTGCTTTACTCGGCTATTCTATTCTCAACGTTTCCATTGCATTTCATTTCTTCACGCTGCAGTTCAGTGCCTGTCTATTCCGTGGCATTTCATATCTGTTCTATGCATATCCCTTGCTTCGCTTCTCATTGCTTCGCTTTGCCGTTGCAAAGCTAACTATGCTAATCCTATTGCGTTTTAATCGCAATAACTTCTATTACAGAACGGGCAACTCGTAATCAACTGCCCTGCTGCACTTTCTACTGAGATGCCCTGTGTGTCATATCCGGTACGTGTCCGTCCTTTCTCGGAATAGATATTCTGGTGGCAAGACCAACAGATACCATTGCCCGGTGCAAAACGTGGCAATATCTTTGTTTTACAATACCAATCCTGTGCTTTGATTGCTTCTGGAATGTTATATGTAGTTGTCGCCATATTAAATTCCCTCCACTTTTAATTCATCGTCGGAAACTTTAAGTAGAATCATCTGTCTGCCTGTATCTGGTATTCTGTCAGCATTCACACTTTCAACATCATCAACCCAAATTGGCAAGTTTAAGCCGTTCAATTCCTGCAATCCAGTCACGAGGTCAATATTGCATAGAATCTGATCGGAGTGATTCAATCCATCAAAATATCCGATTCCGTCACAAATCATTTTACAAACTTCCACCGGCTCACCGTCCTGCGTATAGTCCAAAAATTGAAACTGAAAGTGCTTGAAAAGTGGATTGATAGCTTCTGCCAGTGCCTGATTTTTTTTGATGGAAAATTCTTTCAACATGTCAAGTTTCTGCTGAATATTGGAATCTTCCTGACCTAACTCTTTCTGTTCTGTGTTCAGCTGTTCAAGTGTTTCTGTCTGTTTCTGAACTGCCTGTTTTGCCATCTCAATTTTTATTTCGATTCCTGTAAGTTCCTTTTCAGCAGACATTCTTTCTGCCTGAACTGCTGCCTTTTCCTCAGAATTATTAGTCAGTCCGTCAAGCTGTTCCTGTTTCTTCTGGATTTCTGCTACAACTGCCTGATACTCTTCATTTCCAGACATATCTGGCTCTGCCGGAAGCTTCTCTAATTCCTGATTTTTCTGCGCAATCTCAGATGCCAGAGTGGAAATATTTTTCTTTGTCTGCTCAATCTGCGATTCGATGTCTTTGCGCTTTTCCTCAACTTCTTTTCTTCTGGCTACTTCGGAATTGCCTTCTTCTGTAATGTCTTTAAGTTTCTGCTGTTTGTCTGCTTTAAACTGCTCTTTTTTCGCAAACTCTGCATGGATTCTTTCCTGTTTCTTCTGTTCAAATTCAGTTTTAAGACGTTCAACCTGTTCCTCCGGAAGTGCCTGTCCGCAGGTCGGGCAAATAGCTGATTCAGGATCAAATTTTTCATTCTGTATGGCATTTAAAGCTGTTTCATCAAATGTGGACGCATACGTCTGTTTATATTTCTCCTGCAAAACCGTAATTCTCTGCTGAATTCGTTCTGGTTTCTCAGCGGTCGCAAGGAAATTTCCCAGAATTCGGAGATTTTCTTCTTCATGTTTCTGCTTGAATCGCCTGTCATTTAATAAGGAAACGATTTTTCTCTTTTCTTCCTGTAATGCTTCTGCTGCATTTGAAATGATCGCATCTCTGGATTTCTTGAGACCTGTAATCTCGTAGCAGAGCTCGTCATATGTTTTATTGGTTTCATTTAGCAGCTTTTCTTTTTCAAGAAGACCATTCAGTTTATCCAGCACGGCATTCTTCTTTTCTTCAAGAATGGTAAAATCTGGTGTTCCCTGTTTCTTTGCGGTATCAATTTCAACCTTTTTGGCATCAATTTTCTTCTGGAAGTCTTTTTTGTCTCTATTGAGTTTTTTCACAACTTCCTCGACAGAATGATTCTTGATGATTTCCGAAACTTCTGGATTGTCCTGTAATACTTTATCCGCATTGAACCCTGCCATCTTTTCAAGCATTACTCTGGCACTTGCTGTTGATTTTCGAAGTTCATTAAGGAATACTCTGGCATTACTACACATCATAATGGTTTCTGAGTCTGATATTCCTTTTAAAAATTCCTTATACTTCGTCTGGTTGTAATCAAACCCATCAACCTGATATTTTGTGGTACTGGAAGATTTACCTTTCTTCGTTTCCTTACGGATCACGGTTTCCTCTCCATCAATCAGAAGTGTGAGTTCTCTTGATACGACACCCTCAACTTCTTCTCCGTCTTCTTTTCTTCTGACATTATTCGGAGATGTACCGTCTGCAAGCTTTCCGGTCAGTGTATCAAAATATGCGTCCATCAACGTTGTTTTACCCTGACGGTTCCTACCGGACACCATCGTTCGTGGTGCAAACTGATACTCCGCAGACTCAAACTTCTTGTAGTTTTCAATGTTAAGCTGTTTCAATTCTACTGTTTTCATACTGTTTTATCCTCCACCCAATAAGCCGACACTTCATAGGCTGTTTTCTTCTCGACCTGATTTCCGACTTTTTTGTTGTACTCTCTGCTCTGGATTCTTCCCTGTAAAATAATATGTGTGCCAGTTCCGCAGGTTCCCATGTATCTTGCATTTCTGCCCCAGCAGATGCATGGTATGTAATCAGATATGCCGTATGATCTATTTACCGCCAGAAGTACATCTGCAATCTCTCTTCCATTAGGTGTTGTTCTGTATACTGGTTTCTTGCAAGTAAAACCATCCAGAAGAATCTGATTAACTGGAAGTGCGTCTTTGTCCATGAATTTTGCTTCTCTTGCGAACACAAAAAGAAGTAATCTACTGTGATTTTCTTCGTGCTTATTGAACGATCTGAACTGCCCTTGAATTTCCATCATTTCTCCTGTATAGTTCTGTTTCACATCAATGAGTCTCTCAGAAACTACAACCGGAAGAACATCTTTCGTTCCGCTAAATCGTTCTACGCTAAGTTCGAATCGGTAAAATTTTTCACCATATACTTCATGGCTAACTTCAAATTCTGTTTTAATTTCTCCAACCAGTGTTACCTGATTGTTTTCCAAAAGCTTATTCAACTCCGTTTAACCACCTTTCTAGCTGCATAAAATAGGAAGGGATACCATTGAAGATACCATTGCGCTTATGCAGAGCAGCTCAAGTACATCCATTTTCGTCATCCCCCAGAGCAATAATGCAATCGTGAAAAATGTTCCAACCTGTGCCATCACTCCGATAAAATACATTCTTTTTCTCATATCCCTCACTTCTTTCTTTTGGTTGTTGCTGTTGCAAGCAAAGCTATTGACAGCGCTACAACTGCGACTTCCAGACGTTTTGTTTTTGTTGCCTGATCTGCGATGATTTCGCTTGCAAGGCTCTGGTTTTTAGTTACGTTTTCGGTGTTTTTTGTGATTTTAGACATAAAAAATGCCCTCCTGGTATAAATTTTCTTTTCAAATACAGGAAGGTGTGCTATACTTATCCTGTATTTAACTTACCCTAATTAAGTTAGATACGTGCTCCGGTAGGTGTTGCTTCACCTCCGGGGCAACCTTAGTCTTTTTTCGGAATGTAGCTGATACCTAAAATTAAAGCTACATCTTTTTTGTCAATAAAATCTGAATTATCTGCATTCAGCATTGCTTCGAGTGCCGCTACTCTCCCTGCCAGAAAAGCAAATTCTTCTTCGAGAGTTTCTGCTTCGTAAGTGTTTTTATTCATCCTTTGCCCCTCCCCAGATTGACGACAATGCTAATCCCATAAGTTTTCCAAGTACTTCCGCTCGCATATTGGAAAGTTCCTTGTCAAGCTTATCTTCCGTCCAGAACCCAACGTCTACAGCCTTTCTGATAAGTTTATCTCCTGTTTCCTTTGGAATATCTTCTTCCTCAAAAGTCTCTCTCAACAATTTAATAATCATTGACAAATCAGTCATTAAAACTGTTGTACTTCCCTTTACCTCAACTGCTCCATCTTTACTTTTAATCATTCTCTTTTCCTCCTTCAAAAATCTTTCTCCCCAATATTAATTCCGCAAACGTTCTAAGCGTTTCTGTCCTTAATCTGTCAAGTTCTTCTTGTATTTTTTCGTCTGTCCACAACCCCATCTGAGCTGATTCAGAAACAAGTTCATCGGCTTTTTCCTTGGAATATCCTTCTTTCACAAGGAAAACTCTTAGTCCCCTGCATATCGCGGTTAATTCAGAAAGCAACTTATTTGCATCTTCTTCTAATTCAACTTTCCCGCCTTCACATTTGATCATTCTATTTTTCCTCCATTTCTCTTTTCAGTGTTTCGTACAGTTCCTTGTGAATCGGAGAATCTTCTGGAATCTCGCGAATTATTTCAATAATTTTGTCTTTTTTCTCCTGTAATGTCATATTCATAAACTCATTTATTTCTTCTTTTTTCATACTGACTTCCTTTCTGTGGTATAATCTCCCTCGAAGGGAGGTGTGTATTATGGATAAAGAACAAATAGTTCATGATTTAGCAATTACTTATGCAAAGTCCAAATTAAATGAATACATTTTTGACAGAAGAGAAGCTCCATTGGCCGGAAATACTTCTATGTCAAATGACGAAATTCAATATTTAAAACGTGCATATGATTTTGCTATTCAGAATCTGTCGGATTAAACGCTCGTTTCCCGTATAAAGCGTTTTGAATTCCATCTGTAACGCATTCGGTAATTGTCTTCCCGTCAATATTTACCGTGTGCGTTACTTTTTTTGTTCTTGTAGGTACAATCTCTTTTCGAATGGCTTTAAGTTCTTCCAAAATCTGTTTGAGTAATGCATTTGTTTCTTCCGTCATATTGCTTCCTTTCTGTTGAGTTTGGCTTCTTATCTCTTTATAATGTAAGTACAGGCACTGCCATGCCTAGTAAATCGAAAGGAGATAAAAGTTTGCTATTATTACCACATATAGATGGTTTTCATCAGTCCGGTGAAAAAGTTTCTGAAACATCAGTGTTTGTATGCAATAACTGTGGTTCTAAGAGAACTGTAAAGTCCGGTAAAACCATCCCTAAGTGTTCGAAATGTAACGATTATACCTATTGGTTCAAAATCGTAACGCTTTGATCACTTTCGATTTCATTGAACATTGTTTCCAGGTGGTATTCATCTTTCAAATCGCTGTTTGCATAATCGATGGATTTCACTTGGAAACAGATGTTTGCACCGCTTTGAGTGTTGAACACTTTCACATATTTCTTTCCATTTCTCGCAAAGCACATCACCCGTGTGTTATCCGGAATTCTTACAATCTGCGGTGCGAATAATCTTTTTAAAAATTGCTTTAGCACGTTTATGATTCCTTTCTTATAAGAAACTTCTCTGTGCATTTTCCTGCTCAATCATCGGAACGATGCCTTTGTCTTTAAGCATGTTGTAAAGGAAGATTCTGCCCTTCTGTTTCCATTTGGTGTTCATCTTCACATCACGTCTTCCATCTGACCTGACGATATCTACAGTTTCTGAATGTGTGTACCCATTCTTTGAATACTTGTCATACAGCAACCACTGACCGCTCTGCTTGTACTGGATTCCCAAGTCATGCAAGATATCATTCATCTTTTTGCCAGACATTCCATAATCCTTTGCAATCTGGGTGATTGTTACCAGTCCTGGATTCTTTAAGATTTCATCGTAGTAATCGGCTTTCGGTTTAAGTTCTCCGATTATCTGATTCTTGACGCTAACTTCGGCTGTCAATGTTTCAACTGAACCTTTCAGCTTCGCAATCGTCCGGTCTGCCATCTTCAACGCTCTGGCAAAAACCTGTTCTGGTGTATTCCATGCTTTTTCAAGGTCGATGAGATAATCCCTGATTAGCTTTCCCTTTTCAGTTCTGGACATCATTGCTAAGTGCTTTGCCATAAGCACTGTAATTTTATAATCTTCAAGTTCCCTAACAGCACCGTTATTAACAACCGTACTCGATGTACACTTGTTATAATCCTCACCTTCAACAAACAATTCCCTATTTGAATCAAACCATCTGCTAAACCTTGATTGTACATCTAATGCTTTATGCAAATCTCTTGCGGAAATAGTTGGCTCTTCATCATCGTAATTAATTGATATTAATTCGTTCATGCGTCTCCTTTCTTAATCACTTTTTACTGTTGTGGGTTCTTTTCTACTGGATTCGCTTTCCTCTATATCAAGGATTGCTTTTCCATACCAGAGCATTTGATCTTGCTTTTTCTCCGGTAAATTATTGAAGCGTTCTATCATATTTTTAAATGCTTCACGTCTTTCATTTGACATTCTGTTCACCTCCTAATATTTCGTTTGTGATTATATAATATCACATTTGAAATTTTTGTCAATATAAAAAATCACTTTTTTATTGTTTTTTTATTTCATTTGTGATATTATGTATTTAGAAAGGAGGAATAAAGTTGAATAAAAGATTAGCAGAGCTAAGAAAAAGTCTTGGGATGAATCAAAAAGATTTTGCTTCTTCGTTATCACTTGGGCAATCAACCTTGGCAATGATTGAAACAGGAAAACGCGAGCTAAACGAAAGAAACATCAAATTGATATGTTCTTTGTACAAAGTCAATTATGACTGGCTCGTAAATGGAATTGGAGATATGTTCCAAAGCGACGATAGTGATGCGCAGGCTATCGTTGATTCGGTAATGACCGGAGATAATGAATTTGCCAAGAAGATTCTTGTCAAGTTTGCAAAGCTCAGTGATGAACATTGGAAGCAGCTCCAAGAAATCCTAACAGAATTGGAAAACAATTAAAAAAAGAAAGGCCAGAGAATAAAAAACTCTGGTCTTTTCTTATATTCTGCTTTGTTGTTTTGATTTATAGTGATATAATAAAATCAACTAATACCAAGGGGGAAATATCTATGAAGAAAAAGCTATTAATTGCATTTTGTGCTTTTACAGTTTTAGGAGTTCCTACTCTTACTTATGCAGGCGGAGTGACTGGCGTTGAAGTTCAAAAGGATGATTCTGAAAAGTACGGTGTGATCGGTGATTTTGATTATGATATAGAGGGAAACTCTGTGAAATTGCACGGTTATGATGGAAAGTGCAAAATTTTGGAAATTCTTCCATCATACAATATTGATGGAACAGACTACGCAACAGATTTATCAGATTTCCAGATTGGAATTGGAAGTTCTCATGTTGAATCAGTTATTTTTCAAGAAGGAATTACTGAAATATATGATGCTGTTTTTAATTCCTGTGATGTTCAAAAAGTATTTTTTCCTAAAAGTATGATAAACGTAACAGATAAAGCTTTGTCTTACTTAAATCCTAAAGAAGATGGCGATCTCATCCAGATTTACTATGCAGGCACACAAGACGACTGGGGAAACATTTTTACAGAATATAAAAGAACAAAAGTTGAAGATGCTGAATTCGGAGAGGAATTGGGAACATCTATTGCGGACAAAATAAATTCAATGTTGGGCGGCGATTATGACAGTTCCGAATTCGAATATTATTTCTCCGCATCGCCAGATGATTTAAAAACAGAATAATTATTATGCCGCATCTACAGTTAAAGCAGATGCGGCATTTTAGGCTACTTTTCTCTTAAATATAAGTATACCAGCAACTTGTATACTCTTTTTAAAGTACTTTCTAATTTTACCTTATCTAATAATTCAATAATCTCTTTCCTATAGTCCATAAATAACCCTCCCTGCTTGAAAACTACTGTCTACAGCAAAGTATATGTCCGGACAGTGGGAAATATGTTCCGAACTTATGCTTGTATTATGCCTTACGATATGTCCAATAAAACGAAATAAAACGGGACGCATCCAAATTTCCCCTCGCAAGTTGCCAGTGGTATACTGGAATATTTGCGATTTCAAATATAACCTTTACTTTCGCAAATATAAAGTTCGTTTTTACCGGATTTTCTATGTTTTCTGCAATATCGTTCGTTCTTAGAACCTCTTTTATGCTCTGGCTTAAAGTTGAATGCTTGTACATATCCTCTGCCAAGCGGATGGAGCTTTTACACAAATAATCTTGATTGCACATCGGCAAGTGAACGACATAGTTCACAAAGAAGATTACTCCTACTGCGATCAACAATCTTTCAATCTTCCTCATAATATATACCTCTTTAGTCTATATTTTATGTACTTAGTTATACCACTTTTTGTGCAAATTAATCGGGCAAAACGATAAAACTGCATTTTGAATGGATAAAAATGTGAAAAATATTTCGGTTTTGACTATGATATTGTTGAATCTTGCGGTATAATATATGCAAATTTTACTAAGGAGGACTTTTTTATGATAAAGAAAGCAAATTTTTTAGCCAGTATTGGGCTGTCAAGTATTTTACTTGTATCCATGCCATCCAATGTTTTTGCGGAAGATTTTGTGTTATACGAAGAGAACGGCATTCATGTTGAAACAAAAGGATTAACCGATTCCCCGTCCACAGGCACTATAGGACTGTATATCGAAAACAATTCTAATTTGAATTTAGGCATAGCTCCTTATGCTTATGCCATAAACGGTATTATGGCAGGCGGCGATCAGTATGGCATAAACTCCTCTGATGTAGCACCCGGAAAGAAAGCGAATTCTACTTTGGAGCTGATAGATACATGGGAAAATAAAGATTTCTTCAAAGACTACCAGATGAACGAAGTAGATAGCTTTGACGTTCTCTTGTGGGCTTACGACAATGCAAAGAGCTTCAAGGCTTTTGACAGCGGTCAGATTCACGCTGACGTAACTGGAACTACTGTGGTTTCTTCTCCTGTATTTGACGGTGCACAGAACTTGTATAACCAGAACGGCATTAGTGTCGATTTCATTTCCTCAGAGGGTAACAGCTTCACATTTTGTATCACAAACACTACTGGACAGTATTTCGCATACGATGTAACTTCTGAGACTTATAACGATTTTACAATGTCAGATAGTTATGAAATATTCAATCAGTATTTATTAGATGGTTGCAAAACTCTTGTGACCCTAACTCCTACAGATGATTTTCTTGCAGCAAACGGAATTTCCGATGTGTCAAACGTAGATTTCGCATTAACGATTCGTCCATTAGCAGAATATGATAACGAATATACTACGGACTTAATTTCATATCAAAAATAATTCATTGTAAAGCAACGAGCCGAGGATTTTACTCCCCGGCTCTTTTTATGGCAAAACCTGCATTCACGATCACATCTCCTCCCCAGAGTAATCTGGCAGGCTGTACCAACGTATTAAGATGTCGATTTTTTTCGAACTTCTGCTGAACTATTTACACATTTCCGTTTCAGTGCTACTATATTACCATAATTAATTGATTAGATGAGGATAATCTGATGAAAGTTGAAGCGTAGGCGATAAACGGAAGGTGATTACTATGAAAATTGCTATTTGTGACGATTGTGAACTACAGGTTGAGTATTTTAAGCATCGGATTGAACCGTTTTTGAAGCAAAACGGTGACCGGAATTATACGATAGACGGTTATTTCAGTGGGGAACCCTTGATAGATGATGTTAAGGACGGAAAATGGTTTGATATGATTGTCTTGGATGTAATACTTAAAAACGAAAATGGCGTGGATATTGCCAAAGAACTCCGAGAGTGTGGATATAAGGGCAAAATTGCTTTCTGGACAGCTCACAAGGATTTTGTTTTTGATGCGTTGGATGTTGAATTTACGCATTATATCATCAAGGGAAATGAACACGGAAGAATGTTTTCTATGATTGACAATACCTTGAGTGATATGAAACACAAGATGCTCACAATCAGACACAGAGATTGCATTATAAGGATTCCATTGAACAAAATCGAGTACCTCGAAGCACGGGATAAGCAAGTTTTTGTTCATTGCACGAACGGGATTATGCACAGTATGTATGCAACTTTAAAGTCGGTTGAGCCTTACCTTGATAAACGGTTTTTGCGTTGCCATAAGTCATTTGTTGTAAACATGGATTATGTGCAAAAGCTGGATTCTGATTTTACGATGTTTTCCGGGGATAAAGTGTTGATTCGTAAGAACGGATATGCGGATATTAAAAATCAATATTGGGAATACATTATTAAGTGAAGCAAAAGAGATGGTCTGTCAAGGAAGAAACAGACCATCTCTTTTTTTGAGTCCATGCTTAAACTCTGGGGAGGAGTTGAATTATGGTATATTTATTATATCACACTTGTTACACTTTGCAAATATCTTTTGCAGCCACAAATCCGTAGTACTTGCCTGCAATGCGGACATAGTGCCATGAAACACCGTTTGTTGCTTTCTGAGTGAAATTCATCACGTCAACAAGGTTGCCTCTCACAAGCTTAGGCCATTTCTTAATAGACGGATAGTTGCCACCGGCCCACGTGCGTACAACCGTAGATGCCGCAGATACTTTTCCGACAAAGAGACGCTGCGTCTTGTTCTGCTTGTTGGTGATTGTAGTCGGTTTGTTTTCAGCTCCGTCAACTTGCAAATACTTAGTTGCCGCCCATCCAATGCCGATTCCAACAACTTTGACTTTCGTCCACATACCGGATTTCTCACCGTTAATTTCTACGCGATTTCCCTTGTTGATCTGTCCGAGGACATATCCGTTCGGTGTCTCTCTGATGTACAGATCATCTACTGTAGATGTAGCTGTACCAGTTGCTTTCCATGTATCCGTAGACTGTGTTTTTCTATCCCAATCAATCCATACATATCCATCAATTACTGGATTGCTAAGAAGATACTGTTTGTTACGGCAAGAACCGCCGTTTGCAATCACGCCTGTCGCACTGGAAGTGTTACCCTCATTGGTGTATACATATGTCTTGCTGAAAGTGCGGACAGAACCAATGTGAGAGCCATCACGGAAGATAACAAGTGCTCCATCTTTTGGCGTGCTGTGCCATGTACCATTTTTCTTCGCCCACTGTGTAATGCTCCGACAATTATAGAAACCGCCGCCCATAATCTGCAACGCTTTTGTAATGCCGAGAATTTTGACTAATTTCCAGAACTGGAACTCTGCGCACCATGGCTGTCCCTGACATCCCGGCTGTCCCCAATTATCTACATCACGGGCAAATTTGGTGTAATTGTTATATCCGGCATTTTTCTGGAAATCATCAAGATAAGCGTTTGTGCGTTTTTCCAGATACGGTTTATTGCCGCCATTGTTTGCGTAATAATCACCGAGTTCTGTGAATTTTTGTAATTTTGTTTTTGTCACTGTTACTTCTCCTTTCTGCTCCGTCCGATAATCTGTATAGAACACATCCATATCAATATTTCCATTAATTCCTGGAACTTTTCCTTTACTGGAATACTGCCAGCCTACACCGACGTTCGGACGTAATCTTTCCTGTGCAGAGCCGTTGTCGTTAGCCGGATAACGAGCAATCCAACAATCATACTGTTTCAGCGCATCTGACAAAACGTTATTGTGCCAATCAAGATTGCAATAGATGCCTGCCTTATAACCGGCTTTCTTGATTCTGGTCAGAAATGCTACTGCAATATTCTCAATAGCCTGTTTTCCAAGACTTCTCTGCTGTTTCCATTCGAGGTCATAGAATACTGGGAAATCCAATCCGCGTCCACAAAGAACGGAAAGTACGTCCTCGGCTTCGTCAATTGCCTGTGCCGGTGTCAGAGCGTAGCTGTACTTATATCCACCGATAAGAATTCCATTGGACTTACAGCCCTTGTAGTTGTGTTCGAATGATTCGTCAATTCCAGATTTCTGATGGATTCTTAATATTGCAAACTTAACTCCAGATTTTGATACTTTTGCCCAATCCGGTTTCCCTTGCCACGATGATACGTCAATTCCTTTAATTTCCATCTGTCTTCCTTTCTCCGGTCTTGCACCGGCGCAAATTCCAATATATGTCATTCAAACGTGCTTAAAAAGTGTTATGCTCGTTTCAATACAAGATCAATAAGGTAATTTCCTTGTGGAAATGTCGGATTCGCATAAACAATATTGTTTTGTATTGCTATTGAAGCTATAGTACCTGTAGTACTGACAACTCCAATATTGGATACTGCTTGCATTTTTATATCGGATGGTAATATTGCAAGCGTATTCTTTGAAGCTAATTGGGCAGGCACCTCGACACCGATATGTATATACACAAACTGTGAATTATAGACACAAAAAGATGTACCGAGTGCATGCGCAACAGAAATATTAGTTGTCAAATTCGTGTTTAATGTATTAATACCTAGCTTGTCTTTCAGGTATGTAAATAATTGTGAGAACGATATTTTTTTTAATACATTCCCTTCTCCAACTATCAATGTGTCACTTTCTGTCGGCGTTGCTTTCGAAGCCAGTGCCGACATTAATATTGTTTTTAATGATTCTGCCATATAATCACCTCTATTCTTTCACTCTCAGCATCGAACCATCAGAAGTGGCAAGTGCTGAGCCATCACTTGTGCCTAATACATACTGGACATTCCGAACATCAACAGCAATCGCATATTTCGCCCCTGTCTGAACTGATGTAGGGCTTATGCTTGCACCGGCTATATAAATGTTTGCATCTGCCATGCATATCACCCTTTCACTTTGATTTTATAATTATCTACCCACGTTTCATCTGCAATTTTATATGTGAATCTCAGACAATAGATTCCTGTTTTTTGTGGCTCAATTAACGCATCTAGCGTATGCTCGTTGATATTGCAGTTTCCTTGATCTTCTACAGTCTCTGTTTCAGCATCTGTATCAACGAAAATCAATTCGTAATCCGCTGAAATGATGGAAAAAGGTATGTCTACACCGCATACCGGCTCTACTTTACTTTTAAATCGGATTTTTTCTCCCAAATCCATTATTGTATTGCTATCTACGTATCTAATTGCCATGTCCTCTCTCCTTTCAGCATATTTTATGTCCACTGAAACATTGCTTTACAAGCTCTGCCGTCAGCTGACTCAGATTCAGCAATGAGCTGTACTCGATGTTCTCTGATTCTGCCGTATATCCTCTCGGAACGAGCTTTCCAGCAATCTCGTGCCCTGATATCAGAAACAGTACAGTGGCGGTATAAGCTGTCAAGCCACCACTACTTTCTGCATAGATTTCTATGACATACTGTCCATCTCTATTGGCAGGGACTATTGCGTCCCAGATTTCGAGATCCGATCCCTCTCGTCTCTGGAACTCAATAGCGAACTCATTACACGAGCCGTAAACCCTCGTAATCATCATTCATCAGTTACTGTGACAGAGATCACATAAGTTTTGCCTGCATCGACCGGATTAGGCGTTACACTTGCAGCTGTGATCTTCGGCGGGTTCGGGTCATACTTGACAGTTCTGGTAATGGTTGTTGTCTTACCGGCACTGTCTTTCGCAACGATATTAATTGTATTTGTTCCTGCGGACAATGTGACCGTAGTGCTGAATGCTCCGTTGCTACCAACCGTTACAGATGCACCGTTGACCGTTACCGTAACAGGAGATGAGGTTGCATCATTGGTTGTACCTGCTACAGTAATTGTGCTCTTGTTGGTAACGTATCCATCAGACGGAGAGGCTACGCTCAACGTCGGCGGTACGGTATCGATCTTGAATGTTACAGATTTCTGCGTAGCTGCGTTGCCATCGTAATCGGATGCATCAAACCTAATGGTATGAGAACCATCGGTAAGAGCTGTTTTCGGTATGTACGAACAATTGTAACCACCGGTTACGGCGGTCTTTGTAATGCCGTCAGTAATCTTGCTTCCGGAATCGATTGTGATACCGATAGTAGACGGATTAACACCAGAATCATCATCTGTAACAGTCCATGTGATAGTTGGCTTGTTGTTGACAAGTGTTGCAGATGCTGTTGGATTTGTGACTGTAATTACTGGAGCGACCTTTTCTTTAACGGTTAATCGCAGGGAACTACCGATTGCGGAATCTGTTGCATCTTTGGTGGTCACGTTTCCAGCATCGTCCGTTGCCTTGATTGTTATTCCGTAATAATGTCCGCTCTGGCTGTAACTGGACTTATTTGGAGCTGTTACTGTAGCTTCATATTTTCCCGTATTACTGTTAAAAGTAAGGGTGTAAGTATATCCATTTACAATAGCTTGTACTTGCTTTACTGACATTTATGTACCTCCATTTCATAATTCATTCTATATAGTAATGTGCAATGTAAAAGAGATTTATTTTTGGAAACTCTATGAATCGTTATTGTGCGTGAAGATGAATTAATATTTGAGATTCTAAAGGAGTTACTATTTTATATTTCATAAATCTTTAAGCCAACTTGAATATAACGATTGTACATCCACCAGATAAGTCAATCTTATATTGAAATGAAATGTTGCTATCAGTATATTTCATTTCAATGGTGTTGTCGTAATCCGCACCTTTAACAAGCGTTTCGATAAAAGAACCGTCCTGTATCTGAATATTAACTATAGATAATGAACTTATCTTGTATCCTCCACTACGATACGTTGAAACTAGATAAAGTCCCGGAACAAGAGGAACAGTAACTAGTCTATTGGTGATCATACCTTTATAAAAGGGTTTTAACCGGTTACTATTTAATTGGTTAAGCGCGGCCGGTAACGTCATCGTTCCCTGATCCAGTCCGAAGGTCTTTGATGTCAATTTATTGAGTACCGCATCAGCAAGCTTATCATAATCAATCAGCTTGTTTGCCGCATCCTCCGCACTGTAAAGCATAAATTTATCTGCATCTTTTGGTGTTGTTTTTACGGGATATTCATTAAATTTTGCCATATTAATTCTCCTTTTCTATATTGAACTTTTCATAGAGCTGATTAATTAGTTTCTCCTGTCGGTCAAGCTGTTCTTTCTGGCTTTTAATCATCGCAAACATTGCCGGTATCATGATACGTTCATTCCAGTCTTCAACAAGTCCATTGGCGTGTCTGGTGGCTTCTGGAAAATATTTTTCTACGTCTTCTGCAATGAACATTGGGATATATCTTCCTTCATTCTCATCCCATTCAACTAGATATCCCTCTTTATATTTCGCCCAAAGTGGTTCAATATTGTACCATTCTTCAATTTCTTGCTCCGAAATATCGCTTCCGATATCTTTATAGCGCTTTGAAGATGAAGATTTTAGCATCAGCTGTTTGTATCCTGTACGTCCATCCCAACAAACAGTATTTGATGATGTCGTATACTCCATGTCTTCTATCTTTGGCGATTTTGCGAAAGATGCAGGATTAGTAACAGTTAAATTTTCAAATGTACCAGTGTCAGCCGATACCTCTGTGGCATGTACGGTTAGACTGTTATCGTCCCAACTGATTCCCCAATTTTCGCTATTTTCGATTTCAATATCTACTTCATCGCCAAAGAACTTCTTGATATCAACAGGGAATATTCCATCGCTTGAAAACTGTACACCTGTATATTTCATGTACTCTGAATTTTCTTCGTAGCTTGTAAATACAGTATATCCAGAGCGATCAATTAATCCTTTAACAGCATTGCTGGCATCTTTAATTTTCAGATAACCGTTCCCATTCTTTTTGCCGCCCAAGGTAACTGTTCCACCAAGAAGAGCATCAAGGCTGACGTAGAGACGCCCATTGCTATAATATAATCCCTTCCAAGCCCCGTCATTAGTCAGAATGCTAACTATTTGCTCCTGCGTCAAATTGTCTATATCAATAACGACCGCCACGCTCTGCATATCCATCAATGTCGTAGTACCACCGGATGCATATAATTTACATCTAACATTTGTCACATCTCTCGGAATACCAATGGTTGAGCCATTGGAGCTTGCTACTGCTTGACCTGAACTATTTGTTAAAATAGAATACAGGTAGTGTGTTACTGTATCCTCATCGGTTGAACTAATATAAATGGTTTTCCAAGCACTTCCATCAACAGTTTCTTCAACGATAAATCTGCCTTTATAAGGTACTCTAGCAGCTGAATCACCATCACGATAATACGCTTTAAAGGTTATAAAGTTTGGACTAATCACTTTATCTGAACCACGTTTCAGCACGTTACAAGACGGCTCAATGATGTAGGTTCTTCCCGGTTTTCCATCAGCTCCCGTCTCGCCCTTAATCTTACTCCATGTATATTTTGTCGGGTCAGTGGAATCTGTCTTGGTGGTATCCGTATACTGGCCAATATATAGTTTATTAGTTCCATCAGAAACCGAAAAGCCTGTCTTTCCATCAGCACTGTTCGCGTAGGCAATATGTAGATAATACGTCTTTCCGTCTGTGCCGTTCGTTCCAGCAATACCATCTTTACCATCAGACCCCTCGAATTTTGACCACGTATATTTCTTCGGGTCTGTGCTGTCATTCGGTTCATAGTCTACATAAGTACCTATATACGTGGACGGAGTTTCAGTCATCTGACTAGATGATGTCGGATTTGCCACGGAACTATATTTGATGTGGAAATATGATGTCTTGCCGTCTACTCCATTTGTTCCATCTTTGCCATCTTTTCCGGGAACTCCTTGTTCGCCTTTTTCGCCTTGCAAACCATCCAGCCCATTGACTCCGTTCTTTCCAGCTTTAAGCTTGGCAATCGTGAATCTTCTTGTGATGGACAAGGTTTGCAGGTAAGTGGCTTTAATATCCACCCATCCGTTATCAGCTATCAGTCCTGTGACTGTATAGGTGTGCGTATTGACATCCCAAGAGCCGGTCACACTGTCTGATTTCGTCACGGTATAGCTACAGTCATTGGTGATATCATTTGAGCCATACATAACTTTCGCTGTAGTTGCCACTGTTGGAAATACCGGAATGTTTCCGTCTGCGTCAGATGTGATCGTCTGCATATCGTTTGACAACTGGAATGTCATGTTCTTAGCAGATGCAATATTCTCATCCATGTTTTCCAATTTCTCGGACAATGTCATATTTCCGATAATCAAAACATCTGGGTCGATAACAACCGTTTTGGTGTCCATATCGACTTGGAAAAGAATATTTTCGTTTGCATCCTTTACTGTGATTGCTCCTGTATTAATCCACGTTGCATTTACTCCAACTGCATTCAAGATTCGAACAATGGTATCGCCATCAACAGTCATACCGCCATTCCACGTTTGACCACCATCTGTAGAAACTCCCCATGCCTCAGAAGTCATTTTCCAAATTGCCTGAGATTCTGCCAGAGTTGGTTTGTCATGCAAGTAGAAAATGTCACTACCATCTGCCTGTTTCTGGACTGTAGTATAAACACCTGTGGCTGAATCAATTCTTTTTCCAAATTCTTCAAGAGCTTTTTCTCTCTCGGTTTTTTCCTGCTTAACCATATTTCTTGCAGTAACAAATGCCTGCGTCGCCTGGGAATATTGGGTGCTGCTATTTTTAGCAGCGCTTTTGGCATTACAAGCTATCTTCTGACCGGATCCCGGTTTCAATGTAGTTGTGGTAAGTAGCGATGTGTATATTTTCCCATTTCTATCCACAATAATCAGTGAATCTCCGGCTTCCAGAGCCACATCTGTAGGGCACTCGGATTCAAATGGTCTAAATCTCATGCCAACGCATTTTTCGGAGATTATTGAAGCGATTGTCTGGCCATCGCCAACACGAATTAATTTATTACCAGAAATTCCAAGTACATATCCCTCTGTACCAACCATGTAAGTTTGCGGATTATCAGAAGAGGATTCGCTGTATTCAGTTACTTTCACGCCTGTGATTACTACATCTGTATGATGCGGAGTAAAACCATAGGTGGTTTCTATTTCAGAAATGTTACCTTTTTCGTCAGTTGCAAAAAGCCTCAGAATCCCATCATTTTCAAGAAGCGTACCATTGTCAGCCGACAACGCACCATCTGAGTTCGAGAAGTTAAGATTAACGTTGCTTCCGTCCTGTGTTTTTAATACTCCAAGTTCATCAACTGTAAGTTCTTCTTCATTGACAAAACCGTACCAATTGACGCACAATCTGCCATATTCATCGCATCTCATCCACTGACAGCCAATCTGCGCAACCCACTGTAGAACCTGGCGAAATGTTAAAGCTTCGTCATTTGGACGATTCTGCACAATGTAATCATCTCTATAGAAGTTTAAAGTTTGCAGAGTAACCCCACATACCTCGCAGGCATCTCGTACAATCTGCCCTCTTGTTGCCGGATATTTCAATTTGCTGTCGGAATAATTGCGGTCAAACTTCCGCATATTATCTTCGCACGTAAGGTCTATGGTCACCGTTTCGTCTTCCGGCTGTTCAATAACTGTCACTGTGCAAATACGTGTTTTTTCAATAACCGCATTTTTATGAACTATGATTGTATCACCGGTTGAATCCAGTATTTGTTCTCCAGCTGAATCTAACAGTTCACTTGTATCCTCATTTTCAATCTGTAATCCAACATAACATATGACTTCTGCTCCCTCAAAATCGTAATCGGAGTACTCACCGTCAAAATTATTAATGCTAAGATTCAATACATTGATGATTGCAGAACCGATGTCAAAGCTACTATCATTAGATACGGAATCTTCGAATTCCATTCCGTTTTGCCACAGATTGGCACTGGTCAGATTGAGTACAGTTCCGTCTGTAAGTGTGATATCTGCATACTTGAGGTACTGCACGTCCATTCCGTTCTTAACTTTTTCTTTCCACTTAGATGATAAATTTCTCAAAACGCGCCTTTCCTTCCATGCTTTTCGATAATATCAAAAGACACCGTTTCATGCCTTTTATTTCCAATCCACCACCATTTACGCATCGCACTTCTATCTCCAACGTAAAATGTTCGCCATTCCCACTTGTTGTCCATATCGTCTTCGTAATATACATCCACGTATTCAGGATTAAATGCTTTTAATATGCGGCTTGTTTCATCTTTATCCGTTCCATTCCAAGACAAACCAATTTTTCGGGCTTGTCCAACTCTGTTTTTATGCATGTCTGTATCATCAGATCTTCCAGACTTTGCGGCTGATATGTCTTGAAGCCCCCATGAAAATCCAGAAGGCGAAAAACCCTGTTTTTGGTTTTCGGGAGCACCCATTGGTTTTACAAATATAATTGACATTTTGTCACCTTCCTTAAAAATCGCATAAAAATAGCGCCTATCGCTCTGATAGACGCTTTATGATTCTTTATTCTATCACATATACAAGGTGAGATTCAGTAAGAAAAAGTTATATTTTGCTTTGCATTAAACGGATTTGTTCTTTGCAAAATGTCTCATAATCCGTATTCCCCATGAGAATTGCCCGATTTTTTCATTTTACCATTTCTCCCTTAATTGATTAATTGGTGTTCCAGCTACTCCGGCACTTTCTCCACTGTCAGTAGCTTTGAAATATGCACCTTCGATTTGTGGATACATAAATTCGAACATCAAATAATTCGCAGCATCGCAAAGATACTCCGTGTTACCGGTTTCTTTATATTTTTTAATGCACATATCGTGTGATTCAATCGCATTTACCAGACGTTCTCCAAAATTATCTTTTGCCGTGCCGTATTTGTAAAAGCTTGTTTCGCACCGGTTTTGTCTCAGTTCATCAAATCTGTCTGAATACTCTGCTGGCATTTCTTTTCCAAGTCTACTCATTTCTTTCTCACTTTCTAATTAATTACTGTATTATTTTAAGCCAGAATCAATCCTAACGTATTATCTGCGGAAATTATCGCCAAATGATTTTGAAACGTTTTCGACCTCATTTATGACAGCAAGAATAAGTTTTTCCACAAACTGTTCTTCTGGCCGTCCCGAATATTTATTTCTGAGTTCATCGGTTTCAGATATAAATTGTTCCCACAGTTTTGCATCATCAAGTGGAATCTTCCAGTATTTCTTGTGAAGTCCCCACACTTCCTGCCATATGGCAAAGTATTTTTGTTTGAAATCCATTATTCCTCCCGTTTCTGTTTCACGCGGTTATACAAAATGTTCTGTGTCCTTTCTGTGAAGAACAGCCAGATATGATAATCGCAGTCCATATTGTTGTTCTTCCCAATGTTGGAACTGAAATATTCGTCCATCATGTCCAGATAATATTGCGGTTCCTCGTCCTCTTCGACTATTCCGTCTTTCACCATATCCAAGTCAGCATTTCGAATCATACTCAGAAACTGGTCAAGATCATTGGCATAAACCATCGGGTGTCGTTCTCCCCGATACTGTTTGAATTTTTCAAAGAAGTTGCTGACTAATGCCATAGTCAGGCAGATGTCGTGGTCTTCCAAAATATCTTCTTTGTCCCCGTGCAGAGAATTAAATTCATTGTACAGGATTGTCGGTAGTTCTTCGTCTTTGTAATCGACAGAGCGATTATTTTTCGCATGTGCATACCGTTCCTGCTTCTGCTCTTTCGTTCTAGGTGGTATATT